CTTTTAATCTAGCCTCTTCATTAGCAGCTGCTACTTGTTCATTATACTCTTGTTTTTGAGTAGCACGTCCAGCATCTAAGGTATTAAGTTCTGCCTGTATAGTTTTATATTCGTTAGATCCTACTTTTTCTAAAGCAAGTAAGTCTATAAGTCTCTGTCTTTCTCTTTGATAATTAGTTTCCTTAGCAGCATCTTCTACTCCTAACTGAGCTACTATATCTTTAGATTTCTTAATTTGAGCTTGAGCTAATTCATCTTCTGATTGCTTAATAGCTTCGTTAGCATTAATCCTATCCTGAGCTTCTTTCTTTATTCTAGCTGCTTTCTCTTCTGGAGTTTCTACTTTCTTAGCTTCAGTAGTTTTTATTTCAGGTGGTTTAGCTAATCCAGCTTTAAGCTTCTTATCGTTTTCAATAGCCGCTAAAGTTAACTTATCACCTTCATCTGCAAAAGTCTTTACTTGTTTATTAATCTCACCAAAGTTCTTACCGGCTGATTCAGCATTAGCTACAGCTAAGCTAACTATATTACCGCCAGACTTTAAGATATTTAAACCTTGTTCGTACCAGCTAAGTTCAAATGCTTCTCCTGATACAGCCTTAGCAGATGCTTCTGCAGATTTAGCATAAAAGACTTGTGCTTGTGCTCTTAATTTAATACTCTCGATTACCACTGAGGTATTAGCAGCCATTAAAGACTCGGCTTGTTCTAGTGACCCAGCGTAACCTACCGTCTTTCCTAAAGTATCATTATACTTCTTAAGAGCTTCTTGCTTAGACATTGTACCTGCCTTAGCAGCAGAAAATGCGGCATTAACTTCAAATAAGCTTTTCTGGAAATTACTAACAGCTGTGGTTACATCCTTTACAGTAGCATCATAAGTTTCTGTTACTGCATTTGCACCCGTTACCGCTTCTTTAATATCATCCCAATAGGCAACTAGAAGTCCTAACGCAACTACTAAAGCACCTACACCTGTAGCTACTAAAGCAGTCTTTAAAGTATTACCAAATAGCTTAGCACCTATTGCTGCTAATGCTTCTGATTTAGCTATCTGCTGGAAACCTTCTGATACGTCTTTAAGACCCATACCAAAGGCAATAGCTGATGCTGCTTTCTTTTCGAACTCTCCTAGCTTGTCAGATTCAACTCCTAATAAACCGAATATACCTACTACTCCTGATACAGTACCGGATAAAGTCTTGATAGCTCCATCCATAGCCATAATCTTCTTCTCAGCTGTAAAGCCAAGTACCTTATTGTTAGCTGTTTCTAATGCTGATGATACTGCCTGTATTTGAGTAGATAGTTCTCTAAACTCCTCAGTGCCTATACCTTTAGTTTTTATATCGGCTTGTAGTTTCGATAGTTTCGTTTCTAGAGCATCTATACTAGTAGTACCTACTTCTACATTAATTTTTAAAGTCTTTTCTGCCATTTTATTGGTTTATTTTTAACATTGTGGTGATGAGTACGCTGTTACCATTCCTGTAGATGAATTTATATCCCAGTTAGCTCCATTCATGAATATATATGAGTATCCTGTTAATGGAGTATTACCTCCTGCATCTAAGAAAACTACACAGCCATTACCAAATGTTCCTGAATCACAATCTGAGAAGAATGTTCTACTATTTACACCTGCATCATTACAAGCATCTGAAACACTACTACCTCTACCACAGTTACCGAATGAGTAAATTGTAGGAGTAGGAGCCGGTGTTACCGGAGCAGGAGTACCTGGGGCTGGTGTAACAGGTGCCGGAGTTACTGGAGCTGGAGTAGGGCAAGCATCACATTGAGCATTAGCACATCCACCTGCACCAATTAATTCTGGTGTTACAATTAAATCATAACCTGGACCACCTGCAGCTGATATTACTGTAGCACAATCACCTATTGCAGTTAAGTCATATACGCTACCTGGAGACATTGGTGTTTCACTTCTTACAATAAATGGAGTACCATCGCAACAATCTTCAACGTTATAATAGAAGTAAGCAATTGTTGGTGCCGGTGTTACTGGACTTGGAGTCACAGGTGCCGGAGTTGTAGGAGCAGGAGTAATAGGTGCTGGTGTTATACCACAGTTTAGACATTCAGTATGGTCACCTGTACAAGGAGTACCACAATCAGTTATAGTTACTGCAGGAGACGATGACGTTACTCCTCCTGTGTTATTAGCACATCTGTATAGAGTAGCACCAGATATAATTACTTGGTTAATAAATTGTTCTCCGTTACAAGCTGTATAGTTATAAGTAGCTGATGTTCCACCTTCATTTACAATTTCAAAGCAGTTACAATCACCAGGAGATACAGGAGCTGGAGTTGGTGCCGGTTGAGGAGCTGGTGTTACCGGTGCAGGAGTAGGACAAGGAGCACATTGTGGGTTTTCACATCCACCCGGACCTACTGGTTCTGGTGTAGCATCTATATCATATCCTGGACCTGATGTTAAACTATTAACTGTAGCACAAGTACCTAACGCATCTAAGTCATACACAGTACCTGGTACCATTGGAGTAATAGTTCTAACAGTAATTTGTTCACCACTACAACATTCCGTTACTAAGTAGAAGTAATAGGTAACTGGAGCAGGAGTTACTGGAGCCGGTGTTACCGGAGCCGCTGTTGGACTAGGTGTTACCGGAGCCGCTGTTGGGCTAGGAGTAACCGGTGCTGGAGTAACCGGTGCTGGAGTAAATGGTATATAACTTCCAGTAGGGCAAGTAGGTGAACCACCTGAACAGCTATAGCCTGAATAGATACTATATGTAGTATTAGTTGTATCAAATATTTGTGGTACTCCAGAAACACTTTGTACGCAGTTAAAGTAGTATCCAGGATTTGCAAAGAAACGACCAGTTAAAGTACCGTTACAGTCATTAAACTCTGCATCACCTGCATATGATTCTGGTCCTCCTTCTCCTGTTACTTCCCACTCAATACAAACACAAGTCGTTAATACGGAAGGTGCAGGAGTAACCGGTGCCGGTGTAGGGCTAGGAGTTACTGGTGCGGCAGTTGGAGCTGCTGTAGGAGCTGCGGTTGGTGCCGCTGTTGGAGCAGGAGTAGGTGCTGGAGTTACCGGAGTTAATACTTCACCAATCTTAGGATAAGCTTTTAACAACTCAACAGTTACCACATCTGGGTAACTTAAATTAAGTCCGGAAATCTTATTAATACGGTATTGCTGATCTTTAATAAAGATTTTATCATTTAATGCTATATCTGTATAGTCAGATGGTCTTAGAAGTATATCCATTGTAACCTTCCTAGCATCTTCCCAATATAGACTCTCAATATAGGTACTCCAAAATCTTTCGTAGGTACCAAGAGAACCAGAGCCATTGGCTAAGGCCATAATAGTATTTTCCTGTAGGTATTCTGGTACGTTTACAGTATCGAATAGAGTACAGGTTTCTAAAGCCGCAGATGAGGTAGTAGCTATATTACTAACTGGTAGTAAGGTAGCATAGTTATATACATCTACAGATTTCGGAACAGATCCGGAATCGTATACGTAGATAGGATAAAAAGAATTATTAAAGTTTTTATATCCAATTCTAGGTTTAAATTTATATGATACTTGTCTTGAGTTCTCTAACTTATATAAAGCCGGAGTAACCGAAGTAGTGTATGTTACGTTATTTGTTTGATCTGAAATTTGAATACCTTCTGCAACTAGAGAAGAGAAGAAAGATCCAATCTTACCTTCACCTTCAGTTAAATCAGAAGTAGCTTCCACGATAGTAGTACCAATAGGTATATTCGGAAAGTTTTCTATTGCAGTCTTATTATAGATATCAGCATCATCTTCATCTAGAAACTTTAAAGATTGTTTCTGTTCTGTTACTGGATGTTTTATAGAGATACGTTTTGCAGTATCATACTTATCAGTCCAGTCTTTTTTAACACCTCTGTATACCCAGTCATTATAAGGCTCTACTGATAATACTTTTGTTTGAGTATAATCTGGTTCTACTACTAGGTTAAATTTTTGAATTATACCTCTAAAGAAGTCTAACGATTTAGCCTGAGCATCAAACTGATCTGCCATGTTGTAAGTACCCCCTTCAAATCCAAGAGGTGATTGGTTTACAGAAAGACTACCCCAACCTAAATTAAGATAATTGCCCGCTCCGTAGCTAGCTAAATCTGTAGAAGCCTGTATATATACTCCTACACTGTCTCCAGCTTGCATGGCAACTTGACCTGTATTTACGTTAAAGTTAAAGAATCTACTGAAGCAAGTACTTTGTGGTGCAATCCATTGTTGCTGTGCTAAAGTTCTAAAGCCTGATGGCCCACTTGCCTGAATAGATACATTTATATAAGCACTAAAGCAAGGAAAGAATCCTGTACCAATAGCGTAGGCTAATAGGTCATAGCTAAAGCCGTAATTACCTGCCTCTTGTACATCGTATGAATCATTAGGCATATTAAAGTTACCTGCGGGGTTATTAACTGCAGTAGTTAAAGGTGCAGCACCGTAATAGTCAGTATTAGTAGGATCAAGAACTTCATCACTTCCTGAATAATAAGCATATCCTCCGTATATATCTCCACCCTGTAAATTACTTACTCCTAAAGTATCTTGTGATTTAGTTAGGACGTATAGGTTATCAAACTCCGGGTTATTGAAGAAAGATCCCGTATAAGCAAATCCTGCTTGATCAAATATCTTATCTAATACTACCTTAGCTTTTATAGCTGGTAAAAATTGTTGTACCTTTAAAGGTGTATTAGGATTGTTAATTCTAGCTCTAGTAGATGGATAAGAACCTGATAAAAAATTAAAAGGAGTTAATGAAGCTGTTGTAGAAGTATTAGCATTTACTCCGTAATTAGAAAGAGGATAATATAAATCACCACCCTTTACTGATCCAGACCAAGAAGCTAAGACTTGTGACATAGAATAATCTAAGCCAGAGTAATCAGACCAGTCACAGTTTCTAATAAACTTACCAGTTAAGGCTTCTTTAAATCCTACTGTCTGGTCATTTACTGTTACTTTATAACTTACATATCCATACTCATCTGCTATTATCTCCGATAGCTGCATGTCGCCAGCCATTAAACTCTGACCGTTGTATATTACCTTAGCAGATACAGATTGGTATAGCGCAGGGACGTTATCTGCCCCTACCATGTAAGCATGTTTAAAGAACTGATTGTTTAGATTGGTTCCCGGTAACTCGAAGTTTTGTGAAGAGACACCAAATGTTGATCCGATCTCTGAGTTCTCAATTGCTGAGATATTAAGACGGATAGGAGTATCTATATTAACATCTAAGTCATAGACTACTCCCTGGTAAGTGGCTCTTATAATTACATCGTTTTGTTGCATTATGTTCTAGGTCTTCTTTGATTAGCTAATGTCCACTCAAATGTGAATTGAAATAATTTCTGTCCTCTTGGATTAGTCCACCAAGTATAATTACTATTGGTTATTACAATAGGTTCTGCTATCTTATATTCAGCGAAGTCTTGCTTTACAGTCCAGAATACGTTTTGTGATTCCATCATCTGTGTTAAGAAGTCTGCTTCTGATTCTGATAAAGGAGGAGTTGTTGTACTAAAGGTATCTGTATAAGAAGTATAATACTGTGTAGTACCTCTTCTAAATGGATCAGTACCGGCATTACTTGTAGAAGTAGAATAGTTAACTCTAGGTTGAGTCCAAGTATCTCTTTTAACAGCTGTAGTTTGTGTGAAAGGATAATTTACTTTATAAAAGTCCCAAGCACCATATCTGTTAACAAAGTTAAATTCTGAATTCCAAGTATAATAGTTGCATTCGTTTCTCTCAAACCAATATGTCTTAGATCCTGATACACCGCCTATGGTATAATTTACATCTACCTTCCAGTAAGCAACATTAGCCCAGTTAGTAAGCATTGTAGAAGCCCAGCTACCGTCTATATATTCTAAGTTCCTAGGACCTACTCCTATATCTACTTTATAGCCTATTTTACCTGCACCTGTTCCTATCGTACCTGTCTTTAAGACTGTACCTGCTGCATTATATACTGTCGCTACCACGTTACCTACTGCTTGTGTACCACCGCTATAGTTACCTACACCGTTTAAGAAAGATATACTTCCAAAGTCTTCTTGGTCAAAAGGAATGGCAGTAGCTTGAGTTAATCCTAATGGATTATTAGACATTCTAGATCCTGTAAGGAATTGTAAGTCATCCCATTTTAGAACTTGAGGATCGTTAACTGCTGAAAATATAATTTGGTTAGATCCCGATACACCTGGTGCACCTGCAGATCCTTTACCGTTATATATTGTTACAGAAGAAGATATAGAAGTTCCATACTCTTCTCCGAATGCTATTCTAAATACTTTATTAGTAATACTATCCCCTGCAACACCTATAGTTTGAAATCCTGGTCCTCCAAAGGTAGGAGTTACGCTTAAGTAATCTGATACTATATTTGCTACATCTATTACACCTCTACCTGAAGGGTTAGGATATTGTCTTAACCTACTTAGTATAGTCTTATTTTCGTCTTGTACGTCAATTACAAATTGATACTGAGGTAATGTAAGAGAGCTACTTCCGGATACTACATAAGGTAATGTACCAAATGCGGCATTAGGAGAATCAGGCTGTTGTAAAATAGTTACTGCCATATTATGATGCTATTAAATCTTTTAAGATACCATCTAATATAAGATCGTATCCTCTGTTTTTCATTGTTGAGTCAACCGTTGTTTGAATAAATGGTCTTGGCTTGATACCCTTCCTAGATATACTACGGGCTATTACAAACGCAAAACTATCTAAACTATATTTTGTAGGCTTACTAATTCCCTTCTGCTGTATCCATTCTTTAATGGCTGTACTAGGAGGTTGCTTAGCACCCTTTCTTCTTCCTTCTTCTACAAACTGAGCATAACCGGCCATCTCTATTTGAAGCATAGTTGCTTTACCTTTCTCTATAGTAACTATAGGTTTGATAGATGCAGCTAAATCTCCAGAGCTTGAGATACCTTTTTGAAATATAGATTCTCTAAGACCCTCTACTATAAGGACTCCTACTTCTGTTATTGCTTGGTTTAAATACTTTCCCATTATGGTCTAGTTGGATAATCGCAGAAGTTTAATGTATAAGGAGTAACAACGTCTATATCAGCTACCCAGCCAAATACTCTATCTTGAAATGCCTCGTTTACTGGTGTTATAGTATTGATAACTAAATCATAATACTTTTGATCTGGACCTAAAGTAAAGTAAGAAGCTATAGTATATAAAATCTCTTCTGTATTTGACATTACCTTTAAAGCATTACCGTCTGATAATTTAGGTATATCTAAGGAGTATAACTCAAAAGATAAAGTCTTAGTATTACCTTGTACCCCTAATGAAGACATAGGACGTAAAAATACAAAAGGATAATACCTGTTTACAGCAGATGAATCTAAATAGTCTATAGGTCCTGATGTAAAGGAAGCTACCGCTAAGTTAGTATCACATGCTGCCTGAAAGTGATTTACTATATCTTCGTATGATCTATTTACTGGCATATTCGTTTGTCTTAATATATTCTAAAATGTCTTTTACTAAGCTCGCTTCTATATTCATGTGAAAGGCTATTTGGTGAGCTTCCATTCTTTTACGATGCATCTCAATAACTTCATCCCATATAGGATCTGCATTATGGATCTTGAATTCAGGCTTAGTCGGTATAATTAAATTATCTTCCACTTTCAAATATCTCTTTTACTAAGTCACTATCAATACCCATCATAGCACCAATAGCATTATGATTGTATCCTTTAGCTTTAAATGCTAATACCGTTGATATAAACTTAGCATTAGTTTCATCTGAAGAGATAAACTTTGGAGTTTCTAATTTAGTTTGTTCTGGAGCTTCTACTACTATAAGTTCGTCTCCTAATATTTCTACAATAGCTCCTTCAACTACATCTCTTAATTCCTCAGTAGTAAGGTCTTGTATTTCTTCTGGTTTTATTTTTTTGCTCATCGTACTCTAGTTTGATTGTTTACCATTCTTTGTCTTTTAGCCTCTTCCTGTTGGTAATCTTTATCTATCTCTAGATAGTTTAATACCATTATAAAATTTAATTCAGTGATGGCTCTGTCACCGGAAATTGAAAGTATGTTAGACTTGGAGAGTGAGTATATAGTCCCCCACCACCCCCAATGTTGGCTAAAAGAGTTTCCATTGCCTCTTCCATCATCTTTGTCCCCTTCGGATCTATCGTCTCCGTCTCCGAAGATGCTATACTTTTCAAGTATTGACTTCCTACGGCGAAAAAAAAAGCCAGTGCCCCTAATACTATATGTACCGGAAACTGCTTAAACGTTTCGTGTCTATCTGCTACTTTTTCGTTATCGTAAGCCTCTATTGTGTAGTGGTCAAAAACATTCTCTACGGCATTATTACCTATTTTGATACTGTTCTTAACCAAGAAAGAGACCTTACCGAAGTTATGCTTGGTTATGGGTCGATACAATAAAGCAGCTATCTTCTGCAAGTTAACTGTTGGATCTTTAAGGTATTCTTCTAGATCAATATATTCACCTAAAGAAAAATCTGATAGGTTACTGTATCCATATAATTGATCTCCAAATTCTAATACGGCATGAAACTCTCCTTTACGTTCTACTACCTCTCCTACTGCAGTTGATACAGTTGTAAGGCTTTCTAAGTCCCAAGTTCTAACCTCTTTAGAATCTAAACCTGTAACTACAGAAATTATCTTTACGATACGATCTAGTTCACTAAGGCTTTCCAGCTTATTCATTTGCTGGTATTTACCTATTGTTATATATTCGGGTATCTTAACTTCTACTTCTTTCTTCATACTATTAAATATTGATTTATATATCGACGTATACTATGTTATTTGTACGACCAGGTAGGTCTAACTGTTTGAGTACCTACTACTGTTATTGGTTTTCTTTCTAAGAATCTTACTCTACTATAATTAGCTAGTAAAAGTGAATCTACATAATCATCTTTTCCTCCATTAGGGTGACTAAAAGTAAGCTTACCATTTCCGGATAACTTATAAGTATAAGCTCCCATCTCCTGATGTAGTTCTGGACATAAGTCTATAGAAGGTAATTCTATATTTAGACTCTCTACATCTGCTATAAGCTTTCTAACCATCTCTGTCTTATTATCTTGAGTTGTATTCCACTCTTTAAGCTTAGGAAATTTCTTAGATACTAAGTCCCACATTCCTCTACCTATGCCGTTTGTCTCAATATAACCACCCACTACATTGTAGTTAGACAGTATACTTATGAACCTATTTGCAATAGTAGATATGTTTTCTCTGTTAAGAGCTTCAATCCATTTTACCTTACCCATAGTGTCTATGCAAGTAAGTACTGACATATCATCTTGAAGTCCTGTATCTATACCAACAAAGACATCTACCTTTCTGGATAGATCGAATATACCTACAGAGGCTACTCTTTCAATTCCTACAAATACATCAGAAGATGCATCGGTAAATTCAGCTAAATATTCCTGCTTAAATATATCAGGAGGTAAACTAGTTCTAGCTTCCTCTATTAAGTTCCTATTTACGAACGGACATTCTGTTAAAGGTATCTTGAAAGAAATCGTATCTGCCGAACTGTCCTTACCTTTTAAATACCAACTATAAAGATGATTCTTACCTCTTGGTGTAGATACTAGGAGACACTTCTTTCCACTTGGATTGAGTGTAGGTAGTATAGCTGATTGTATAGTATGCTCTTTTATAAAGGCTACTTCGTCCAGTATGAGATAATGGAAACGAAACCCTCGTATAGTGTCAGGATTATCGCTGCTAATAAACTTAAGACTACTGCCGTTACTAAAAGATATGTGAAGATCTTGTCTATTACTCTGTACAATGATATCACGAGCTGCTTCAACAACTTGATCATAAACGTTTTTTGCTTGATTATATATTGGTGAGATCCATCCTCCTTTTTGGTTAGGATTATCTAGTAGCCAGTATAACATCATATTCTCTGCTAGTAGAGTCTTTCCGGATCCACGTGGTGCTACTATAACTCCAAATAAATGGTCTGAAGATATAAAGGAATCAATAATCTCTTTCTGTTTAGGAAAAGGTTTAAATAACTTAATCTCCATCTGAGGTAAAACTAACTTTTATTACTGACTCTGATTTGACTTCTTGTCTCTCTATATCATTGCCTGTATATTTGTAAACCATTTTGATTGCTTCTTTATGATCATTAGGATTATCGGATTCAAGTAATTGTTCGATTCTTTCTGTAGCTGGACCTAATAAAGAGTTTAGTTTCTCTTTCCATCCTGTATCGTATTTAGCTTTAGCTGAAGCCCAATAATCACAATACTGCTGTTCGGATCTATCTCCATAATTCTCATGACAGTACTTAACCCATTCCTCTTGTTTTATAGAAGGAGTAGATTCATATCTTAATTTAAAGCATTGAGATACTCTTCTCTCTACTTCTGTCTTTGAATGTCTATCTTTATCGCTCATGTGTATGTTATTATATTATCATTAAATAAATAGCTACCCTTCTTTATTAGTGATCAACACTTTTTCTTTGTTAGGTGTATGCTTTACTCTATAATCTAGATATGGCCATCCTTTTTCATCATACAAATCTACTACACCTTCGTAATTATACTCCCAGTAATTTTCTTCATATATCTTCTTAAAATTAACCTGTTTATTCTCTACTATAACATAATGGTACCTATAAGACATAAAAGGTTTAACTGTCCTACTAGTACTTACACATATTACTCTATACTTATTAGTTATTACGTACCTCTCTGATATTTCTGGTATTAATGTAACCTCCTCTCCCTCTAGTAATGATTTTATGGCTACGATTGGAGACGGTCTGTCAGATGAATTATTAAAAGGTAGATTATTGTATATAAAGTATTCTGCTCGTATGTAGTCGTCTTGTGTATAGTATTCTTTACGCTTATTTTTACGAGTCGGTTGACACCATATCCCGGTCTGATCTTGATAAAGCTTCTTGTGTTTTCTTTTCATAACGATTAAATAAATCAACTACTTTTGTTTTTAATCCTCCTAACTCACAACTACATCCTCTAGTCTGATGTTTTGTAGCTCCTGTAAGTAACCTCTCTGCTTCGTAAAAATTAAATAAGACTTGACCTCTTATTGTTAAATGCATTGTCGGTTTAAATACCTCTTTTAACCACTTATCCTGCTCTGGTGTTAACTCATATACCATGACTCTATTCTATCGATTATGTTGTTTATGATATACGCTGTTAGAGATATAATTACCCCTAAGTATATATCCTGAGTAATTATAGTACCTAGGATTAACCCGAAACATTTAGGACAAGTAAAGATTTTTGTTATCCACCCCACATTTAATTTCTGGAGTATTCGATTCTTTATTCTTTGTATAGGTTCATACCAGCTAGTAATTAGTACTGCTATTATGGCTAATCCTAGGATTTCTTTAATCATTAATTATCTCTTTTAGATAGTCTTCTATAATCTTATGTATACGCGTTACCTCTTGTTCCTCTCTTTGTTTCTTCTTCTGATTAATATAAGATATCACTTGAGGTGATACTAGGTATAATACGGTTATTGAGAGAATAATAATTGTTATTGTTAATGTTAGTATCATAAGTCAAAGCAATGTTTGCATTTATTTCGAATTTGTTTAACGATTCTTTTTATATCTCTGAGTAGATGTCCGTTATGTATATTATACTTTTGATTTATATATGCGTAAGATCTACCCTGAATTATTTTCTCTTCTATTAGCATTTTTTCGTATGGATTTAGCTTAGCTAACTCTTCCTTCATACACCTTATTACCAATTCATACTCCTGTTCGATATCTTCATCTACTTGGTATTTGTAATTATCAAATAACTCTCTAGACTGTATGCTTGGTTTTCTATACTGAGTATAAAATCTACTACCTCCTGAACGTACCTGTACTGAAGCTATGAAGGTAATTAAATTCTCCATTTTATTAGCTTGGTATGTACTCCATTGGTATTCTAATGGTTTTGCTAGCCAGTACTCTAATGCAACTACTAATAAATCATCTGCCCAAAGGTGAGAATTATATCCACAAACTTTTGTCATATTGATTACTAATTGAGGGTATATCTTTGTTAACTCTTTATCTAGTATCTTTTTCTTTTCTTCGTCTGTGTATTCTAATGCCATAGTATATCTTTTCCTCTAAGGTTTTGTTTACCTCCGTAACCTATAGAGTGGTACCACGTTTCTTTCTTTAAAGCTTCTTCTTTACTGTTAAAGTAATCCAGTACAACAAAGTCATCAACAGTACGTCCTAGTGATTTATGATTTGATAATCTATTCTGTAAGTTCTTAGATACTCCTACGTAGTTATGCTGAGGTAATAAATAAACACACCAGACTATTTCCTTCGGTTCTGGTATCTCATATTCCTCATCTGTATCATCTAAGCTATCTTCCCATTCCTGGATACATTGCTTACATCTACCGTTATATCCATCTTCGTACCACTTATTCTCATCAAACTCTTCTATGGATTTTTCTTTGTTACATTTACTACATATTTTCATATTGAAACCTTTTATTTTTAAGTTACGAACTTCAAAGGGAAATTCCAACCTTTTTTATAATTAGTCAGTATATCCGGAAACAAAAAAAGGAACCTTTCGAGCTCCTCTTTCTTAATATTTTATTTTCCGTTATACGTATGCACTATTTCTTAAAGTACCGTCTGCGTTAATTGCGTAGATAAAGTTAGTGTTAGGAACTCCACCCGCACCGTTCTGCCATCTTGTACCACCTGAACAACCTATAAATGTACTATCTGACTGAACTAATATATCGCTAATACCTCTTCTACTTAAAGTAGGAACCGTAACCCCCATTGCTAAAGGCATGTAATAAGTACTATCATATGATCCATCTCCGTCTGTAGTTCTTATAAACCCGTTTTGGTTATAGTTTGTACCAACCCAGTCAGCAAATCTTGGTAATTGTGTAGATGAATAGTTACCATTGAATATATAGTTATCACTGGTACCAGGTAATATTCCTAATTTTCTTGAACCAACACCTACCTCTAAAGTAGGTATTTGAAAACTAGTATCAACTGTACCATCACTATTTAAACGTCCAATATTACATCCTGCTGAAGTAACACCGCTTACTACTTTTTGAAGAAATGCACCTTGTACCAATACTTTACCATTATGCAGTACCATTGGTGAAAATGTTAAGTTAACACTATCACTTCTTACTAATTGATTATGAGTCCAGGCAGTATCTCTAGCTCCTGTAGATAATACAATTTTATATAAGAATCTTATTCCTACTCCATCAATAGTAGTAAATGGACCACCTACGTAAGCTCTATCATTTGCAGAATCAATATCTATAAACCAGGTTTCGCTTACATTTGAAACTGTCTTACTTAGATAGGTATAAGAAGTATCTATTAATTTAGTTGCTAAATTAATTCTAACAAAGTTACCGTAAGTTGCATTACCGTCTACTGTAGTAAAGTTTCCTACGCAATATAGATATCCTCCACTTATTTTCATATCAGAGATAGCACCATTAAAAGTAGGATATCCTGTATCTTCAGTTCCGTTTACATTAAAAGCTCTAAAATAGGTAGATGCTGAAGTACCTACAAATATTTTACCTGTAGTAGGATCTACACAACTTATTCTTGCTGCCGCGGAAGCAAAGTTAGTACCTGTCGTATCTAAAAATTGCTGAGTACCAGCAGTGTCTAATTTTACAACTCTTAAAGCTGCAACTCCTTTATAAGTAGTGAAAGTCCCGGTTATTACTAATCCACCATCATAGGTATTTCTCACTATTGAAGTAGTAGCATTATTAAACCCGATACCAAACGTACCATTCCATGGAGCTAGTGCTCCGGATTCAGCTTCTGCTTGAAAAGCAAATGGTGCAAATATACTCATATATTATGAAAGATTTTTTACTGCTGTTGCTAATAAACTAGTACCGTCAAAAGAAACTAATGTTAAGACGTCTACTGCACCTAATCCTGTAGATGCTACATAATCTGTTCCTCCTGCAAATTTAACTGAAGCTGGAAAACTAATCGTACCAGCTGTTCCACTATTCTGAGTGATTCGTATGTTTATTGTTTGACCTGCATGTATATTAGAAGGATTCAATAATGTATCTACTCCTGATCCTAAAGTCATTGTATAGAAGTTACCTAAGCTACAATCTAAAGATCCTGTATTAGAAGCCGGTGTAATTGTTACAACTGATCCTACTACTTGGTCACTAAAGGTTGTCTTACCGATTACATCTAAAGTAGTTGATACTCTTAGAGATCCTGTTATATAAACAGCGTCGTTAATTTGTAATCCTGCATCATATCCTGCAATCTGTGATTCGAATGCAATTTTATTTCTAGCAGTACCTGAAGTATAAGCTGGTTGGAAATACATAAAGTGGCTATTCTCCGGGAATGAAGATATAGCTAACCAAGGTAAAACACCTGGTGTTACTTGGAAGTTAACCCACTTATTATCATTATAATTATTCTTTTTAGATCCTGAATGGAATCTTAAAGGTGTAGAATAAGTACCAGCAAGGTAATCTCCTTGCATTAAATCTAATCCTTCGTACTCAGTAACGTTCCAGGTTAAGCTACCTGTTACATTAGCACCTGCTTTTAAAGTCTGTCTTTGAGTAAAGATATTTGATTGATCTTTTCTAGCATAGTTTTCTTGACCTGCTACATAAGAAGCTGAAGTAGCTTGATTAGAGAATAAAGAACCGTTTGCTTGGTTTGCAAAAGAAGCAGATGTTGCTGTATCTGCATTACCTGTTAAGCTTCCTATGAAGCCTGTAGAAGCAGTTACTGATCCTGTTACAATTACGTTAGTAGAAAAATCTACTTTTGCTCCTGTATCTGTAATAGAAGAGTCTGTTACGTGATCTTCACCTTGTGATTTTAGTACTTTATTTGTTGTAGGATATAATACGTTATAGATATCTGTAGATCTAGGACCTGATAAGAACCCACCTGCTTTATAAGCACCTTCTGCGGTTGCTTCATATATCCAATGGTTTTCTTGTGAATCCCATATTATGGATCCTGTCTGTAATGAACCAGAATCTACTACTTTTACTCCTCCAAATCTCTCTGTAGGACTATCAGTATTAAGTTGGATAAATGCATCACCTATTTTTTTAATTGAACCAGTTACCTGCTGTAAATAAGCAAATGAACCTGTTCCGTTTACTGTTATATTATTAAAAGTTTGAGTACCTCCAAAGTTATAAGTACCTGTTAAGCTTTGTGCATTTCTCCATACCGTGCCGTCAAACTGAAGTAAATCTCCAGATGCAGAAGGATAAGAAATTAACACGTCATGTAATTCACCTAACTCATATCCGTTATCTACTTTAATGTAGATTGAACCGTTATTAGTATTTTGTCTTAATACTTCACCAAGTCTTACTGTATGGTTAGGAGCTGTTGCTGGAGTATCAACAAATGTACCGCCTGCTCCTAAGTATAAGTTAGTACCTGGAGCAAATGCATTAGTATTAACTCCAATTAGTCTACCTGAAGTCAATACATATCCGAATCCGTTAATTGCTATTTGTTCGTTAGTAAGTCCTATTGTATTAGAAGATAAACGATCAGTAGTAGGTTCTGATAAAGCTATTTCTGGAGTATCTCCAGTAGCACCTGTAACACGGACTACTCTACCTTTTTGTATAATAGCACCGCTAGTATTTCTTACATATAGTAAAATATCTTCAGCGTTTACTGCATTAGTTGCATCGATAGCAACAGAGGCACTAACTGCCGTAGTAGCACTATCTGCTGTAGTAGCATTAGTAGCATAAGAGGCACTAACTGCTGAAGCAGCATTAGTAGCATTAGTAACTGCACCTACAACTCTACTGCCGGATATATTACCAGTAGTAAGGTTGATATCAATATTTGTTTGTACTGCTTTAGCTATCTCTACATAATCATCGTAATGAACTATACCTTGATTATCTGTTGTAAGAACGTAAGAGCCTGTAGTTTGTGTTATCGAACTACTTATAAAATTAATTATGTTTGGATAAAAAGTACCAGAAACGTTTAAATCTCCAATAACTGTTGTATTTGTATCTAGATAAATTGCATTAGAAGCATCAATAGAAACTTGTCCTGCAGGATTATCAATTTTTAAGTAATTAGTATCATCTCCAAAGAAGGCGTAATCACTATTAGTCTTTATGTGTATATCTGCTGGAGCTGTATTGTAGATTTCAAAAGCTCTAGAATCAGTGTAATTAGGTTGTAAAAATAAACTTCCTGTACCCTCTATATTTGTTACTCTTAATTTTTCTTCAACAGTTACATTACCGTCTACATTTACTCTACCACCCCATCCAGGATGTCCAATATTTACATCACCTTCACCACCATCGGCGTTTAGATAAACTGTACCAGCGTTTAATGCTGAAATATATACACTACCGGATTGGTTGTTAGATGAGATAAAGCCACCACTTACAAACGTAAGGTTGCCTTGAATTTCTTGATTACCTATAAATGTATTTGATCCAGTAGTTGCAAAGCCAAGTTCTACTATTTGAGCTGATCCTGATATTAAGGTTGGTTTACCGGTTACATTGTTATAAGCAACAGTTCCTGCTACAGCACCGATTACTCTACTTCCAGATAAATTACCTATTGTAGAGCCAATAACGATCTGAGCTGATCCTGATACTAAAGTTGGCTTTCCTGTTATATTAGTATAAGCTACTGAGT